GAGATCCTGAGATGTCTCGTGGGCTCGGAGATGTGTATAAGAGACAGCGTCTACATACACAGGATATTTAGTCAGCTTATGCAGTTTTGATGAGATGCCTTTGATTACCTCATTAATTATTGTCATGTGCTGTACCTCAATAACACCCGGTTTATATTTCGGCGCAAAATATTTTTAGACTGCCGTTCCGTTTCTTTCTCTGCTTTTTCTGCCATGTTCAACCCGTCTACCCAGCCTTTCACCAATTGTTTCCCCAGTATGGGCACGAAACGCCCAGGCTGCTGTCGGTGACCGTCATTCACGTAAGAAGCGTAGGACGCGGTATTGAATACTTTGACTTTGTACTCCCGCCCTTCCCGCTCTACAGTTCCCGCATTCCAGGAACGTCGCATATGCTCGGAATTGTGGAGCATTTTGAATTTACGTTCCCCTTTGCGCTTATAAGCAACTTTTGCATCACTACTGTAGAGTTTTTTGTGTTTGTTAAAATCTTTAACCTTAGAATATTCAGCAACCCTACTATTCTTATATTCATTCTCACTAACCTGTCTAACCTCAGTGCCTTTCACCGGCGTATTCTTCTTAGCTTCTCTGATATACACGGCGGCCATCTCTTTCATACTTTGCCGCTTGGCTTCTTCCATTGTAGAACTATTCAATTCAGCAATTCGTTTCTGCAGGTCCTCAAAGCCTCTGAAATCTACAGTTACATCAGCCATCGTGCACCTCCCGGTGTTCCAGGCTGATTTCCTGATGATTATCATAGACAGCAGATACACCTGCAGATTTAAAATGCAGAGGCCGTCCTTGCCGTACCACGTCAACATCAGCGCCTGCAGGTATATTGATTTCGGGAGACAAGAACAGCGTAACGGACTGTGTCATAACAGGAATGCCATCACCGCCCGTTGCAGGCAAATTCTTGTAAGAAATACGGCAAGGGTACTCCGCAGATGTCACCCTTACCGTATTTACAATTCCCGTATCCGGATCTACAGCATCCTTTTCTGTAATAATTCTGCAGGTGTCCGCATACAAACTTTCAATAGCTTTTCTTGATCTTACCAACGCAGCCTTCGGAAGCATCCTAAATCACGCTCCTTTGTCCACAATGTAATCAGCGCATCCAGCCTCTGTTCTGCCGAAGTTCCACCGAGCTCGACCGTCGTATCTCCCTCTTTTATAGATTTCACGACGTCAAGCTCATCGGCACTTAAAATAGCCGCTTTGCTCATCTGCATGAACCTGCCTGCTGCCATTTCATCTACAGCATGCTGCAGCTCATCAGGGATTTCTTTCAAGTTGCAGCTGTTCAAAACGTGCTGCACTTCCCCCTGATAAATGTATCCCAGCAATGCCATATCAGAATCTTTAACATCATACCCGGTCGCACCCTTAATGAGTATTTTTACATCGGCAATCATAAGAATTACTCCTTGATCAGAGAAAGGATATCGGCTTTTGTATCCGCACCGGAAATATCAATCCCGTTAGCTTCCGCATAATCAACAAGCTGCTGCTTGGTCATCTTATCCAGTGCAACAGCATCATTATCAGCGCCATAGTCCTCATCAAGAACGAATCCCTCTTTGATTAGTTTCTCTTTCTGGAAATCACTTTCTGTATACTGCACCTCATTCAATCTGGTTAATCTTTCCATGATTTACCTCCTTACGCCCCGGTATTAACCCATACACCAGCCAGCTTGTTTGTCGGAATCCAGAGATCATGGAATTTGCGGTAATCCAACTTCCACGCATCGGCCTTCTGATTCACGTTCGGTTCAAAAATGCGGATCTTGTCCGTCTTAGAAACCGCAATCGGTGCACGGCGGGCAATGATAATCCAGTTGATTCCTTTTGCAGCAGTATCCGGCTTAAATCCGCCTTTTTCCTGCCCAGCCGTTTTGCCGTCGTTGAATACATACGCCGTCTTCATGCGGGCGGAAGGTACGGAAAGAATCGGAATTTCATTATAGGTTTTTACCTTGGTAGTAATTGCACCGGCTTTAAAGTCCGCTGTATCCAAGTACTTAGTAATGTCTTTTGCGTTGTTCAGGATAGTGCGGATCGAAGTAGCCATAATAATAACAAGCGGTTCTCCTTCCCCGACAATGTCTTGGATTTTTGCGATTTCATCATCCAGCTTTTCCAGCACGTTTGTTTTATCCGGTGTGAAAGTTGCCGTTTCATGGGATGCGCCTTTTGCCAAAGCCGCAATCTTAGAGTAGCGGAACGCATCCACTTCCGGGATAACCTGTGTACGCTGGAATTCGCCCATAACGTTTCCGGCAGATGCCACAAAATTGGATTCATCCACATCCATAGCGTCAAGCATAAACGTGCGTCCGCGATCCTGTGTTAATTTGTAATCTGCGTATTTCAGAGTTACAGCACCCTGATTGAACCCGTTGTCACGGTCATATTTCGCTAAGCCGCCGATAGAAATCTCCGGCATTTTTACCGTATCCCCGCCGCTGTATTTTACATTCTGTGCATTAGATTCCATCCATCCGGAAGTCGCACCTACCAACATTTGCTTATCCAGACTCTGCTGGAAATTCTTTGCATATTCAAGTGTATTAATTGCCATTGTTTAATTCTCCTTTTTTATTAAATACCTAATGCCTGTTCAAATTGCTGCTGTACAGTCAGTTTTGCCGCATCGCCACCGTCAGAACCCGATCCGGGATGGATGCCATCTACTTCTTTTTTCTGTTTATTCACGACATCAAACAGATACGTGTCTGATTTCTGCAGCTCTTTAATTTTGTCGGAAAGTCCAACGACTTCCCCTTTTTCGTCCAGCTTTGCGTCTTTCAAGTCCAGCAGAGCGCGGGCAGCCTTAATATTCTTTGCCTTTGCTGCAGTCAGAGAACGTTCTACCGCCGCATCCAGTTTCATCTGCGCAAGTTGCGTAGCATGTTCTGTTTCCATAGTCTTGGCAGCCGCCTGCATAGCCTCAATCTGTTTCTTGAGCTCCGCATTACTGTCATTGTTCTTTTTTGAACCCTCAATCTGTTTTGATAATTCCCCTTTCTCTTTTTCGGCATTCTTCAGGGCTTCGTTCTTTTCGTTGAACTGTGACTTGGCCACATAATTTTTACCGTAATCCTCCGAAATTTTCGCAACCTGTTCATCAGTCAGCCCCAATGCTTTTAACTCTTCTTTTGTCATAATGATCTCCTTTCGACTTTTTATCGTGGTTTATCCCCCACACCGGAAATACCTGTTCTTTTTCGCCTGCAGTACGGAAAAGGCAATATAAAAGCACCCGTTAAGAGTGCTTTTGAAACCGTATGTTATTTTTATCCGCTACCAATCCGGATGAGTAGTGATTTTAGTAATGATATCTTCAGCAATATTTCTGTTATCTTCATTTAGCCCCTGTATATTATCAGCAATAGCATCCACTAAATCCGCGGCTTTCTCATCTTCCATTTCATCAGAAAAACTGAAATGCATTTTCTTTAAGAACATTTTTTCTTTTTCAGTAAACTCATACCGTAGAATCATTTTATTTCCCTTTCTTATATTTTTTCAGTCGAGATTTACCTGTCGGCCACGATGTAATAATGACCCCCGTGTCAGGATTTATATTCACAGTTGTAGCTTCACCGATAAATCTCTGCGAGTTTCCATTTTCTTTTACTACGACCTCTCCAACATGCAGTGGATTTATCAATGCATCTCTAATGCCATCTAAATCAAGATTGCGGACATCCGCCCTTTCCTGTTGGTGTTTAGACAGCTTGGCAATAGTAATTCCGTTACTGGTTTTTAACCCGGTCAACGCACCGGTATCAGTATTCTTTACGTATTTATTATACCATGCATCATAATTCAAATCACCTTCAACAAATACCGTCTTCCCGGTTGATAGGTCACGTGCCGCCCTCATACCCTCCTGATTATCGGTAATTCCTTCAATGTATGGGATCGTAGTCGAACGGCAGTAGCAATGAAACGGCGGCATGGTAATTCCTGGCTTGGCGTCTTTTCTGTCGAATACTTTTTTATCCAGATGACAACAAATATCCGATGTCTTCAAATCCAGTACAGCCAGTATCTGATATTGCTCCACATCTAACGCGTCGTAAGTGTCAAGCATTGCCTTTTCCTGCACATAGGCTGTTTCCGTTTCCACTAAACGACGGGCATTACTGAACGATACATTAAATCGTTTTTGTATCCGATTAATTAACGGTACCACGCCTTCACCAATCATAAAAGACCGTGTCATTTCTGTCTGCAGGGTATTCATGAGCTGCGCTTTATTTTCCCATATCCGCTGTGAAAAGTCTTTACCGTCATTTGCCCACGGCTTGGATACGGCGGTTTCTATATCCTGCTTTGCCACTTCCTTAAATGTGGAAAACTTTCCTTTCAATTTTTGCGCTTCATACGCCGTTTTGTAAACGCTGTCTTCATATACTTCAGAAAGCAAACTACGCATGCTTAGATTTTGCGATTTTGCCAGTTCTTCAACATACCGCGATGTCTTAATATATAATTCCTGGCTCCTGTCCAACCGTGCGCGAATAGAAGCTTTATCCAACATTTTGATATATTTTTGCGGAAGGTCTTTCTTTTTGGCCAGTTTGATATATTCTTTTAATGTCAGTCGAAATGCTTTCAGCTCCCGTGCATCGAGTTCCCTTTTCGCATCAGCCAGAGACATTTCATTTTCTTCCGCGTATCTGTAATACCAGTCCAGCACTTCCTTGCGTAATGCGGTCAACGCTTTCGTGTATTCCCTGCGCATAGCAGCCGTGACGGTTTCTGCTTTCCCCATCTGTTGCCGTTTCAGCCTTTCAAAACGCTTTTCCCAGTAGTTCATTCTTCAGCACCGTTAGGCGCGGAACCGTCTGCCGCATAATCAGGCATAAGAGCCTCAGTATTTTCCTTTTCAAGCCGCGCCAGTTCTTCCGCCGTATCTTTCGTCCACGGATGATTTGCTACAATGGTCTCCCTGCTGATGATTCCAACTGAATTTTTGCAGTTCTGAATGACTTCCGACTCATTAACAGGCGTATCTCTGTTAAAGATGAATTCTACTTTATTTTTATCAGGATTTGTGCCGCTAATGCGCAAGAATGTATTCACAAACCACATCAGCTGTTCCAGACTTGCCTGAAATTCCATCTCCATATTATTAGCATCTAAGTCTATATCGCTGTAGATAGATCGGATATTCATCTGGTTAGGATTATTTGACATACGGTCATCTTTGGCATCAAAACCATGGCCGTTTTCAATAATCGCCTTCTTTAGCAGCTTGATAATCAGATCATAGTTGTCCGCATTGACTTCAATGCTAAGCGTCCGCACATCGCCTTTTCTGTCTTCCGTTCCTACTTTGATTACACCGTAAGCAATTAAGTTCCGGCGGAATTCCGATAGATCCTCACCCTCGTATCCCTCTAAAATCAAAATAGTACTGCGAATGTCTTCCGCCATGTTATCACTGTAATTACTTAACAGCTCATTCAGGGCGTCCTGCAGCCCCTTCACACGGCTTATCAGCGGCAGCTCCCGATTATTGTACTTGAATGCGATCAGCGGCACTCTGTCCCAATTAAATGGTTCCCCGTTTACTGTGAGGTAGTCGGCGTCTGTCTGTTCTACATCGGGAATAAGCTTTTTACTGTCCGTGTAAATGTATCGACGTATACCCCCGGTCGTATAGTGTTCCACTTTCCATATGATTTTCGGCTGCGTGCCCTCGTAAGTAAAGACAGAATAGATCCGCAAAAATGAGTCCAGTATTTCATGTTCTTCATCCACCCAAAACGGGAGGACCTGTTCCGGTGCAAACCTCTTGAACCGAAGTTCGCCATTTGAGATGTATGGATGCAGATACCCAATCCCGCAGTTCAGTACGTCCGTTCCCAGATTCTTCAGGCATCGACGGAACGTTTGATTGAATACGGCATCCAACTGTTCACCGTATACCTCATCATCTGTCCGTACTTCCATCGGCTTAGATAACAGATAGCTTACTTTTTGATCCACCAGTTCTGCATAGCGGTTATCCACAATCCGATTATTCGGCAAACCATTAACTGTCCGAGTATTGCCGTTCGCATCTACAGCCTGTCTTTGTTTATTTAAAATATCATGGTCTCCATCAAAGTACCGCTTGCCGATAATCATCTGATTTCGTTTCCCTGAATCAATCCATGCTTGAAGTTCCAACTCCAGAAACTCTATTTCTGTTAGTCCACTACCGCTCCCACGGCGTATGATATTATTCCACAATGCATTTAAGCTAAAATTCATCGTCTACCGCCTAAGTTAAAAATTGAATACCGCTGCCTTTTCGCCCGAACCGCTCCACAGCATACCTCATGGCATCGAGCAGATGATTAAAATCATCAATCGGCTTATTCACCTGATTATCAAATTTATCCTTATCCCATGTGTAATTTCCTATCTCCGTAAGAAAATTAACGCAACGCGGATGAATAACAATTTTATAATCCTGTATCAGCTGTATACCGTTCAGTATGCTGTCCCTGCCTTTTTTTGCAGCATGAATACGCGTAAGCCCCAGTGCGCGGAGTTGTGCGATTGACTTAGGCTCTGCGCTGTCTGCTGTAATGTTTTCCTTGCTATATCCCATCCGGCTTATTTCTCGGTAAATCATCTCGTTGGTCAGGCCTTTTTTATACATTTCGTCAAATACATAAATCTCCCTTGCTTTCGTATCTACCAGCCCGCAGAAGAGCGCGGACGGGTCATTCGTATACCCGAAGTCAAGACCAAACGCAGAATGCACGCTTTCTCTTCTTGCAATTTCTGCAGCATCAAACGCCCTCTCTTCCCAGTTTTCATATACCAGTCCCTCAACGATACCCCAATCGCCAAGTCCTGCTACCTGATATCGTCTCGGATTGTTCAGCCGCATGCGCTCAAACATACTGCGGTCAGAATCATCAAGAAATTCATTGCATTGATAGTTCGTTGTCTTTGCAAGAACATCATTATCTGCCTTATCAAAAAACCTCTTCTTGAGCCAGTGTTTTTCGTTCCACGGGTTAAAAGTCAACGTTGCCTGCTTAAACAGTCCTTCCGGTACTTCGCCTCGTATAGATTCATCCAGCGTATCGAATGCTGCCTCTGACGTAATTTCATATGCTTCCTCCACCCACAGCCAACAAAGCACGCCGACGTCAACAGTGATAGAGGTGACTTTTAGCGGATCATCCAGTCCCCGAAAGAATATCTTCTGTCCTGTCGGCTTGTAGGTGATTTCAAGCGGGCTTTCCCTGCAGATAAAATAATCGTCCACCCCTAAGCGGTGTATTGCCCATTTAAGCTGCGTATAACAGCTGTCTTTTAACGTTCTGAAGGTTTTTCGTACTACCAGTAGGTTTGCTTCGTGATACTTCATCAGGTTATAAATAAACCATAATGCGGCAGTAACTGATTTCTTACTCGCACGGCTGCCTTTAACCACCCGGTACCTGCCTTTAAAATTCCAGAAATCTCTGTAACCGCCGCCGATAACATCCGGAAGATATATCCTATTGGCATTACTCATGAATATCACGCTCTCCGGTGATAATCACAGGTACCATTTCAATCTTCGTATCAGAACTGAAAAGGTCATGGCGTTTCCCCATTAACTCAAGTGCTTTTATCTGGTCTCTTGCAGAAATTTGTTTTTTTATTATCTTTGCTTCGCTGAAACCATCGCCGACACCTTCGGTAACGACTACTTCTTCTTTAAGTTCCCCTCTGCCTGCTTTAGACAGCCGCCACAGCGCTTCCGCTGCAGACATCATGCCGTCTTCAAAGACTTTGTCCTGCAATTCTTTGATACGACTTTTTATTTCAACATTCTTCAACAATCGCTGACCCATTGAATATGCCGTTTTCTCACTGTATCCGGCTCGTATAGCAGCCTGCGTTGCATTTAAATCGATTAGATATTCAATACAAAATTTCTCCTGTCTCGGCGTCACGCCACCACCTCCTTTCAAATTGTCAACATTGACATTATTTTATTATTTATATAAAATAATGTTACCAATATGGGTCTTACCCAGAAAGATGAAACTACAGGAGGAAGTTGAATTCTGCAAAATTCAACAACACAAAAACTATTACTTTTTTTGTGCTCTGTGTTGGTTCCATGTAAAAAACCTATCCGCAAAGATGGGTTTTTTACATGGAACCAATTTATTAGTTATACAATATATTTTATTTATGCAAACCATATGGTACAATATCTATGGTTTCATCCTTCACTCTCTTTCATCTCTTTATGAAAGGAGGGGGAAATATGGGTAAAGATCGTATTGGTGTTTTCATCCTTAGAGCTTCATTCACGGATAAAAGCGGAATAAAACATTTTGCTCGAGACTACGGGAAGCAATGCTTCAAAATCTATATTAGATTCTTTTAGTTTTTAATTTAATATATGATGAAGGTGAAACCAAAAAGAGGATGTTGCAGCATCCTCTTTTAAATCGCATTGATTAAATTCATTACGTTAATTGATTGCAGGAAATCATGTCCTCTCGACTAAGAACATGCTTTCCTGTTTTTAGAAAGTAAGTAAAATGTCCTTACTTTCACACATACACTATATCACATGTCAATAGTGGCTTTTAATGGCGTATTTTCCAAATCAACCAATCCCTGCCCGTGCAGCCTGTAAATCCAGCGCAGGTCAAGATTTATTTCAGCCGCAATTTTCTCCCACTTTTGATTAAGTATATATCTGCGGTATAACACCGACCATCGGTCATGGTCTTTCTCACAGCTAATCAGAGTTTCTGCTTTGTCCTGCATATCCATCAAACGAATAAATTCCCGTGATGTTTCTGCTCTTTTCAATTCGAGTCTGCAGATTACTTCATCAAGTGATTTCACACTGTTTGATTGTATTTTGTCACCTAGCTGCGGAGATTTTAAAGAGATAACTTCACATTCAATTTCTTTCAGCCGTTCTTTGCAAGCTTCTACCCGTGCATGCTGCCGCCGAACATCATTCAGAAATTCTTTAACGGTCATCATATGTACCCCTGCCTGAAATCACACATAGAGCACAAATCAACAACCCGATACACGCGCCGAACATACAGCCTAATATGAACATCATAATTTGAAACCTCCCTCTTTAATCACTTACGCTTTTTTGAAAATCCCATGCATTTTTCATTACCCGGTAAATCTGCTGGGCATTAAACTGCCGAAACATATCATTCATTATTTCCTGAAATACACTCTTGGACGGCCATGTATCAGAAGATACACAAGGCTTAAACAAATATGGCCATCCGCTACCTGTTAATCCATAAGATGAATTCTCCTGTAAATAAGTTCCACAACCGCGAACCAAGAACAAATAACTGCAGAGATTCATATTTACAGCTTTAGCTTCAGTAAACATAGACAACCATATATCAGAATCCGACTGCGGCCAGGGATCCACAAAAATTTCACCGGCCATTTTCTGAATACCGGGAATACAAGACCGTCTTGCATTCATCTCACAGATTTTTAATAATTTCCATCTTTCCGTATCGAAATTCATCGTTGTGTTACACCTCTCTGCTACCGAACATTTGAACTATTTTTTATGGGTTACCCGTTAACGTGTGACCCAAGCCGTCTCTCGGAAAACCGATAAAATCTGTCGTGACCAAAGGTTAAAAACGGGTTACACGTTAGCGCAAATAGGGTGTGTGTTTTTTATAGACCCCCCTTATACACTCCTTATACCTTAGGGTAGGTAGGTATATTTCAACCAACTATATATATTTAACGTGTAACACGTGTAACCTAACATATCTATACCTCTTTTCTTTCGATAATCACTGGTAAAAATCGGGTAACACGTTTTTCGGATTTACGTGTAGCTTACGTGTAGCCCGTGTAACAGAAATTAATTAAGTATTGTAATAACACGGCATGCTTTTCCCTGGTATTTCACAACATTCAAATTTCTTACCCATCCATCGGCGCCTGTGGACGTTTCTATTTTCTTTTCTGTAGCAAATTCTTTAATCATCTTTTCGTAGCTGATACCGTCCTTGTCCATTGCCTCACGCAACGCGTTGGGGAATACGTGGGTCTTTCCTCCTCGGATAAACCCATAGAGGGGTGAAACGGTTTTCTGCATACTGCTATAACTTTCGTTATCGAAATGGGCTGTATTTGCGGCCATCCAGTTTTGAACAAAATCCCACGCACGGTCTGTATCGGAAATTTCATGGATCGTCGGAAGAGATTTAAATACTTCTCCACTCATATATTTCGCCTGTGATAAAGCTGTCTGGATATCCATATGCCACAGCCACATCCCTGCAAGCACGTCAGCCGTCGTAATAAGCGCCACGGCGTCTATATGGACAGGGCTGTAATCGGTATACCGCGTAGACAGGTCCTGCCGGATACGGTTCCACACCTCGCCAGCCACTGGTCGGTTTGTAAGCAGCGCTTTAATGTACAGGGAGCCCGCTAATCCATAACTGTCCATTTGATGAACCTGTTTAGCAAGTCCATCCGGAAGAACAGGATACGTATTGATTTCAAGGATTCGGTTCTTAACGCCGCGGACGGAATTTTCCCGGGTAAGCGGTTCTTCCCCGTTGGCCATGCCGATGGTTCGCCAGTAAGCGGTCTTCTGCAGGCCCGTCTTGCTGGCGCGACCCTTGCCTTTACCGCCTTCCAGCATATAGACCACATATTCCAAATAATCCTGCTTGTCACGCCCCTGGCCTGCGACCTGCCGCTCGTTAATGGCAACAGGAAAATCAGAGAGCAGGGATAGGCGGCGTTCCAATCCGGCCTTTGTCGTGAGGAAACTGGTCATCATCCGGTCAGGATTCCCCCATACGCTCATGGCCATTTTCATGGCAGCCGTCTTCCCGCCGCCGGACGTACCCCAAAAATACAGAAGGAAATTCCGCTGGCGGAACAATCCCAGTAAAGGCGTAGCGAAGGATGCTGCCATAAGGAACCGGGCGAAGGTATATTTCCGGATTTCCCCGGCCAGCTGATACCAGTGTGATAATTCTCCGGCCGCCTGCATAGCTTCCGTAATATCCCCCTCGTCATCCATTTCAATCCGGTAATCCGTGTTAGACGGAAGGATAAATTCTTCACAATGCTTACGCCATCCCAGGCGGGAGACGCTGTAGCACAAAGGGATTCTGTCTTGGTTCATGGCTTCCATTTGCTGTAAGTATTTCACAAGATATTTTGCCGTTTCCGATGAAATATTAAGTCCCCAGTCAGACAGCTTAACGATGCTTCGGCTGGAAAATACGGTCGACCGCGGCTGGACTGTCCGGCGCCATTGGTTATAATATTTGAAGCATATTTCGACCTTTTCAGTATCCATATCCATGTTATACAGCCGTGACGTCAGAACTACCGGAACGCCCGATGCCGGATTTCTGATCACATCCCCGTCCATCCGCTCGCGGTATTCACACACACCGGTAGCGTCCACAGAAAAACCTGCAGGTATCCGAAGGTCTATTGGACAATCAGGAATGAGTGATTTCGTCGTTTTAGGAGCTTTAGATGTTCCTTGAGATGTAGATATCCTTTCCGTAGATGAGGACTCAACGTGAAAGCTTTTCCGGCGTTCCTCGGCAATGATTTTGGATAAGTCATTAAGATTGATATGTCCTTTAAACCTTGCCTTGTGTTTTTGGAACTCCAAAGGCGCCTCTTTCTGAAGCAGAGCAAGCGCTCCAATAACTTCAGGGGTAAAAACCGTTTCAGGGTTTGGCGTCGTCACCGCCCGCAATGTGGCCATGGCATGGGGTATATTGGCCAGTGCCCAGCCGGAAGGACATTTGACAGGGCAGTTTTCACAGTGTTTAAATCCGAGCGTTTTCTGTATATACTCACATGTGCGTGGACTCATATTAGAAAGGACTTCTGTAATCTTGGCATCAGTCTTTTCCGCGTTGTATCGTCTATGATCAGCTTCGGATAGCTCATGGCATGCCCCCGGTCCGTCAGAAGCTCTTGCCAGATTGGAAAGAGCCGCGACCCATTCGTCATAAGTGATGGTATCGGCATCCAGTTCGCAATGCTGCAGAAATTTACAATTAGACAGCATCATGAAAGAGTTGCCGTCCGTTTGGCGCCGCTCAAAACCTTGCTTGCGATCAGAAAGCAATTGAGGTATTTCGACCTGCAAAGATGCAAAATCTTTATAACGGTAACGAAGATCCGCGTATTCAATCACTTCACAAAGCACCGGATTTTCAGGATCCTTAAAATTCCACGTATAAGGCACCCTGAGTATACGCGACAAATCAGCCGTCGCGTCAATTTTCCAGCCGTTGGCCGCCGCACTGTTCCGTATGATTTGCTGAAGCTTGCGGACAGTATTAATGACTTCCGCCCGATTTTCGTCGTTGATTATAACGGGTTCTTTAAGCAGCCAGTAAGCATGAAGCCCGTGCCCGGAAGACACAATGATAGACGGTGGATACTTTTCCGGTAATAATCCCATCGCTTCATCAACGGATTTCGGAAGATTTTCTGCTTTATGTGCCGCAGATTCCACTATATCAATATCTACCCAGAGACAGGCAATAGATGTAACATTCTGTTGCTTAGCGCGAAGATCAGCAGGAAGAGGATCGGCCGTTGTCCCCAAAGAAAAATAGACATCCTTCCGCATGCCGGAAAGCATTCGCGCTGTGTTCCATATTTTTTTAGAGACTCCGGGTTCCAACAGGTATGAATGAGTTGCCTTGTCCTGTTTTGTCCAAAGATACACATACCCATGGCATCCTTTGTATATCTCTTCAAAAAAATCAAGTTCTGTCATAGCTGCTTACCGGAAAGAATCTGTTCTGCATCTTCACAGGACCGGGCGATTCCCGCGCGGGCTCCCCGCTCTTGCAAATAGTCAAGCATGTTCTGCTGTACCGGGCGCACCCTTCCGTCCGGTTTCTTGATTTCAATTCCGCAGAAGACTGCTATTTCCTTCCCGACCATATTCGTGGTAATAGTGATTGTACGGAACCCAAATAAATCAGGGAACCCCGCCGGTAAACCCGTAGAAAATCTCCGGGCTCCGTAAATGGTTACTGATCTTGCGCTGCTTTTATGTACAGTTCCCGTCCATCCGCTGCCTACATTAGCGCGAAACATAGTTCCCAGCTTGTTTTCTGATATATGTAAACGAATTAAATTCTGTAATTCATGCTCTGTCATCATAATCACCTCTATTATTGAAATTAAACGGATTGCCGGATCCCTTTGATTTCCATCATCTTTCGTACCCAGCCAAATTTATAGCCCCGCCGGAGAGCGATATCTTCCAAATCCTGCCGACTTCTGGCCCGTCCGACTTCTTGACGCTTCCGCTTTTTCTCCAGCAGTTCCAGGCTGTCAATTTTCGCCAGCTTTCCCGCTTCTTCTTTTACTTTCCTCTCGGCCACAGGCGGCACATATCCGCAGTAAGGACAGGTACGCTGTGCCGTCATCCACACCTGATAACATTTCGGACACTGATGCATAGATATTTCCCGTATCCGTTTCTTTTTAGGTTTACTGTCCAGCGTCCATTCTTGCGGCGCATTAGGAAGGCCATGACGGAAGCAATTTCCCACATGGTCAATAATAACGGCCACCTTGGAAGGATTATCGGGATCGGGACGAAGCGGACGCATAGACTGCTGGATAAACAGTGTCAGGGACGCTGTCGGCCGCGCCAGAATCACCGCTTCCATTCCCGGCACATCAAACCCTTCTCCCAAAAGATCCACATTGCATAGAACACGGAGTTTTTTGCGGCGGAAATCGGAAATAATCCTGTCCCTTTCCGCCTTGTGTGTTTCTCCGTCCACATGGGCTGCGGATATCCCGGCCGCCCGGAATTTTGCCGCCGTGTGCTCACTGTGCTTACGAGACACGCAGTAACAGACCGTTTGCCGGCCGTCTGCCAGCTTTTGATAATTAGCAACAATATCCCCCACGAGGGCATCATCGTCTACAGCACGTTCCAATTCGGACTTCACATAATCTCCGAATTGGATACGTACTGATTTAATATCCGCCTTGGATGGCGGCGCATAATAGTTATATTTGGACAGATTCCCCCATTGGATCAGCTCATCTACAGACGGCCCCATAACAAGAGATTGAAAAATATCTCCCAGTCCGTTGCCGTCAAGCCTTGCAGGTGTAGCCGTCACACCAAGCGTCATCGCCTGAGGGAATGCCTCCATGATTTTCTTCCACGTTCCTGCTGTCGCATGGTGTGCCTCATCGATAATGATGAAATCAGGTGGCGGGATACGGGTAAGCCGTCGCGCCACTGTTTGGACGGAACCGATCTGGACAGATGATTCATAATCAGCAAGTACACCGGCAGAAATGATACCGTGACGGATATTCATTGCTGTAAAAGTGCGGTCAGACTGGTCGATGAGTTCCCGGCGATGAACCAGGAACAGTACCCGTTTATTAACCAGTGCCGTTTTTCCCGCCATCCAGCCAACTACAACAGTTTTTCCTGCCCCACACGGGGCGACGGCACAGACACGCTGAACGCCCGAAGAAAAATCTGCGGCAATCCGGCTGATCAGATCCGTCTGGTAACTCCGCAGATTAAACATAGTATTAGGCCTCCCACGGAGCGGTGCCCGGGACAGCAATATTCATGCCCTGCAGCGTCTGTGGTGCTGCTGTCTGTACAGGCGGTACGGCAGCTGCCGGCTGCCGCGGGGCAGAATAGCCCGCCGCCGTCCCCATCTGCGGAACGGCGGCAGGTTGCGGCGCTGACTGTTCCTGTTCTGCCTTCGTTTCAACAAATTCTACCCCTGTCAATATGGCGTTGAGACTTGCCTGCGGCTGGTTGGCTTTGTCAGTATAAGCACTGGCTTCCAGATTCCGCACATGGCATGCAATACGATTGCCCTTATGAAAATACTGGAGGATTGTATTTCCCTGTTTTCCGAATACAGAAATACTGACAAACTGTGCAATCCGGTTGCCGTTTTCGTCTTTGCGCCCGGTTTCCACCGCCATAGAAAACCGCACATAAGCGTCTCTGCCCGTCATCGGCTGTACCAGCTCCGGTTCTCTCGCAATTCTTCCGTAAAGTGTAGCTGAAATCATAGTCATTCTCCTTTATTTTTAAAATGGGACATCTGTATCATTTAAAAGCGGTTCGCCGGTAAGAGGTTCCGCGATTTTTGCCTGTCCCTGCTCAATCAGGTATTTTGTAATCTCTCTATCTACGGCAAGCCAATCGGCGTCTGTCGCGTCGTTGACTGTCGCCGCGGCTCCGCGCTGTCCTTGCATCCGGGCAGTCATATAAGTGTCCAGCGGCTGTGTTTTATCCCAGCCGATCTGTGCCCAAATTCGTTCCAAACGCTGGCGGTGTGTTTTGTCTTGTGGTTTGCCGGCGGCAGAGTTTACAGGCATTTGATTAACTGCCGGCGTTGCGGCCTGACGGATAACAGGCGCGGGTTCTGTAACCGGAGCACCTGCATTAAGCCACTGCAGGAGGGCCTTGCCGCAATCAGCCGTAGGCGTAAAATACTGCCCATCGAACAGCTTTGTCCTGTCCTTACTGACCGTGGCTGTATGGTTCTGCGATAAATCAAAAACAGTGGTAAATTCGTACTCAATACCGTCACGCTGAATAGGTGCCATGCCGACCTTTTGTATCTGTTTTCTTCCATTTACATCGGTCTGTATATATTCCGTCTTGCTTCTCATTGTGACAATGACGTGGAGTGGCGTATGCAGCATGGTCTCTACCAACTGGTTGTGAAGCGGCGTAATTTCACGCCATGCCGCCCAGCTGTTTCCTCTGTACTTGCTGTCTGCCGCTTTCCCTTGCTGGTCAAGCAGGCCCCCTTCTCCACTCCATGCGTGTGACAGGCTGTCAATAATAATTAATTCGAATCCTGCCGCTTCTGCCGCGTGGATTGCTTCAATATATTTCTGAGGGCTATACGGCGGATTAATCGTCACCGTGGAATATCCGCCTAAATCTGCATACAAATCTGCAGATCCTGATTCTGTGTCAATCACCGCCACCTTTTCCAACGGAATAATGCCTGATGCAATCAGAAGCGCCGAATAGGTTTTCCCTGCTCCTGACGGTCCTGCAATAGCCAGCCTGAGCTTAGCTTTGGATCGATGTGCTTTTTTAAATTCAATTGCCATGGTTATATCTCCTTTATATCGGAATTCCATCGAATCTGCGGCGGAAGACTGCTTAATACGTTTTCTACTGCCTGATAGTCAAATGAACTGTTAAGTGTGATTGTGACCGTCATTACCTTAGGCCATGACACGCCGGGTTCGACCTGCGGTATCGGTACCACAGGAGGCTTGGCCGCCGGCGGTGGAGCTGAAACAGCGGGCGAGGATACCTGCCTTGCATTCTTATCCATCTCATGGCGGCGCAGCGCTTCCTCATTGATTGTGTTTTTAATGATTTCGGCTGATGTGTCCAGCAGCTCGTCTGTCAGGAAATCTTCCGTAATGGGCGTCGCCAAAGCATAGTCTCTATTGGCTTTCTCTATCTGTAGAAGTGCCAGCTCACGTCGGGAATTGCGGAGTTCTTTGAGATCATCATGCTGTTTTTGCGCAGTCGCCTGTTCGGATACTAAGTGAGCGATATCTTCATAGGTATCCTTTAATTTTGCTGTTTTATTCATCCATTTAGACAGAATGTCGCAAGAGCGGAACTCTTCACGGATTCCTGCATCAAACGCCATTTCTTCATACTTGTGCAGAATGACTTTTGTTACGCCTTCCTGCCGTCTTGCTTCGTAAGCGTCAAGTTGTTCCCGCAGTGGTCGTTCTGCTTCATTCACGATCTTTAAAAGTCCCTTGCAGGCATCCGCGAATTGATCCATAGGCCGGCGGAGCTGTCGTTTCCCGTTGACTTCAAATTTCTGAATACTCGTCCGGAGAGACACCACTTCGCGGAGAGTTTTTTCCATGTCCTTTTGATTTTGGTCAGTGACAACAAGTCCTTTATACTTTTCCGTAATTGCTTTTAAGTTTTGTTTGACTTCCTCAAAATTAGTAGTTACGTTAATATCTGCAGAAAGAATCTGCGGCTCGACAATCTGGAGTTCTGTTACTTCTGCTTCAGCATCTATCGTTTTTACTTCTTTTTCGTCCATTGTTATATCTCCTTTTTGATACTTGCTCCTATTTTTAAGGTATTAAACACTTCACGTTCCATGCTTTTACCTCAACCATTCAATTTGTCTAAATATGTCGTAAATCATCGCCGGAATACTGTCACCGCTTATGTTCGCCCGGCGTTTTTCTTCTCCGTGAAATGTAACGTCTACAAAATCACCGTTAGGCGTTTCTACAAGCTCAATGTCCGTCACTCCGCACTCGGAATAATCCAGCGCTTTCTTTAAGTGCATGAGCGCGTTTTGTCTTTTACTCCGCTCGATGAGCGTCAAGAACGCAAGATGTTCATCTCTTTCTTCAATTTCTGTCATTATTTACCTCCTGTGTTATAATAGAGGTGGAAATATCACTCATTTTTCCACCCGCCGATTGATGCTGCGAACATCAGTCGGCTTTTTTATTGCCAGCCATATAACGGCCTCTCGTCGAGTTCCAAAGCGTTTTATCAAGCAATGTCCAGTTGTGTTATCTACTGCCATATATAACGGATATAGTTTTGCAAAAATACGGCACTTGTTTTTCCTTGCGCCCGGAGCGTTATCGCACCAATTTCTTATAAATTCACGTAGTTCTTTATTTGTGACTTCTTGTGGTTCTTCTGCATTCACTGATTTCTCGCCTCCGCAATATCCAACTTGTTAATAAAAAGAATTATTTCCCAGAAAATTTCTAAACGTACACTCGCTTTAGCTGCGTTTATCATGTCGCCTTTTTTACCCAACTCCGCATAAATATTCGACTCTTCCTTATACCTGCGGATTAAATATTTGACTACCTGTCCAAACTTTTCTGTGTTATCCATTTCTAACTCCTCTACTTTTAAAAACCTTGACTATCTAAATCTGACTCTATTCCGCGGATAATGCATTCGATTTCGTGCTCCATGAGTGATGACGCATTCTCTTTGCAGATCTCCAGTGCGTTCAGAACTAAATCCCAATCATCTTTGACTAATGTCACGCTGAATGGTCTGTCATCCATTTCTTGCCTCCTCAACTCTTACAATCACTAAGGTCCCCGGCTGCAGGTTGCCGACGTCCATAATACGGTTATCCTTCTTCGCTTGATAAACCAGTTTTCGCAGGTCTTCTTTGTCTGTGGCTATTTCTCCGCAAATTGTCCAGAGCGTATCTCCGGGCTTTACCTCTCTCCGGTACTCAACAATTCGAGTTTCCGGAAAAAGCCTGTTGCAGATTTTTTCCGCATCTACCGCGGCGCCGGCTACCAGTGCGGCTGACATGAAAGCCGCTGTGAAAACTAACGGTTTATTCATAATCCCTCCTGCACTGCCGCTGTGTTGGCGGCTATACAAATCTGTCGAATAATACCTCGTAGGCGTTCGTTTTCTTGCTTCTCAAACGATAATTCATTCCGTAGCCTTCGCAATGCGGAAGGGCGGAAATCATCTTCTTTCTCGCCGACCATCGCCAGTACATCCCGTTTCAAAAACCGGATGGCCGATAAATTTTTTACCGCCGGGAGGATGCCGTCATTTTTCATGCGGTAGACGATATCCGTCGATACACCGAGAATTTCGGCGGTTTCCGCGACAGTATACGTTCTTCGTTCCATTTTTCGCTCCTTTCTTCTTTCTATATTTTCTGTGGTAGGTTGTTGTAATTCTCTTTCTGCTCACTTTGTTATAATGTTGGCAGAAAGGACGTGATTTTCCGTGATGTTCATTGACAAAATAATCGATTTGCTATTTCAGGGCATCGTATCAGGACTTGTTATTCTCTTTGCAACATGGTGGATACAAAAGTATAAAGAAGCAAAGCTGTCTCAAAAATATGCCATCCTTGCGGATATTGAATTGAAAACCCATTATGACGCGCTGCTATCGATTATCAATAAATACTCTTCAGATTACGATTCAGACTTAGCATCTACTTTTGGAATGCTGGCACTGCCATACCTCACAGAAATGCCCAAAGAGAATTTGCAATTTGCAGGCAGCTATTATAGACAAATCCAATTCATACACAGCACACTCCTCAAATCTCCCGAAAAGCAAGGAACTTCTGATATTAAGGTAATCGCTGTAGAATGTTTAGGAAAAAATCGTAAACTCTCCTTGATATTGAACGACTATGCGAAGCTGAATGATTATTCAAACAATTAAATCTTTCCATCCGAGACTTCAGCATGGTTGCCGTATATGAGTCAATGAACTCCTGTGCTTTTTTCAATCTTTGCTTTTCCCATGATTCAATGTCTTTTGCACTTCCATAAATAGAGTTCATCGCGACACGTTTCCGCACGGAGTTTAATATTTCATCGATATCCGCCACGCTTTTGCCTTTCAGTAAAGATAAGATTTTCTCTTCCATTTCCTCACCTCGCTTTCTACTGGTCTTTGTAATCGCCAAGAATCGCCAGAATCAATCCCGTAAGCGTTAGTCCTCTTTCCCTTGCTCTACTTATGCGCTCTGCTTATAATCTTGATAGGAATCATATTGTTAATTGAAAGGATGGCTATTATTATGGAAGAACTTACCACTGTTGCTGTGTCTGCAATTACCAGCTTGTTATTCTCGAAAGGTGCTTCCGCCCCCGCCCACACAATCGATTTGCTTTGGAAAGCCACGCTGGGGCGATGGGATCAAGATTTACAAAAATATATTGACCGCAGAGACTCTAACATTCAGAAATATGCTGATAGTATTACCGAAGAAGTAGATAAAATACCCGTTAAAAACCTTACCGATGATCCCGACATAAGTATTCTCGGCCCCGCACTGGAAGCCTCAAAGTACTATATCGAGAAAGAAATTCCCCGAAGAATGTTTGCCAAGCTGATTGCAGCCTCTATGGATAAGAGAAAAGAAGGCTTAGTTCATCATTCCTTTGTGGAAATCATCAAAGAAATGAGTCCAAATGACGCGTTCATACTTTCCCAAATGACCAATCCTACCACCTTGCTATATTGTCTTATAAAGCGGTCTGATAATAGAGAGTATTCCGAACTTATTAGCGATATATATCTTTCGGATGCCATCCCTGAAGTTCATCGTGAGAATTGCCTGTCTATAAGTAATTTGGAGCGACTCGGTCTTCTTTACATCCCAACCAGAAATATGGGGAATATCATAATGCATGGCGAACAGAAAGATGCTCTGGAAAGATTCAAAAATACAAAATTTTGCAAGGAATTGGATTTTGATTGCAGCAATCCATCCTCTCCCAGAATGTCCTATTCAACCACAACCTATGACGCAAATTTGACAGAATTAACATTTGCTTTTAGACAAATCTGTCTATAACCTCCTTACCTTTTCCCACATGAATTCCGCCATCTTAATTGCTAACCACCCTGCGGCAGTGATGTTGATAAATATAGTTATCAGCATGGCTGCCGTTATATACATGAACGTTTCCACCATGTTTTCACTTCTCCTTTCTTGTTTCGCCTTGATATAATTGGCACAGGAGGAAATCCCATGCTGACTAATAGAGAAAAAGATAAAATCATGCTTCACTTCCTCAATAAAGAGGAAATGACTATTGGTGAATTACACCACTGTGGAATAACCAACGCTCAGATTCATAACGCTTGCCTGACAGAACAGCTTTTGAAAGTCCGTTCAGGGATAAATCCGTTTGCCAAAGAAGGCTCGCAAGTGTTTTCCTACTTATCCGGTAAAGACGCCTGCAGGTACTTGCAAGAAAAGAAGTTTTCTGAAGATATCATCTTGAAACCAGACTTCAGCGGTGACAATGTACTTTTCCTGCTTGAAAAAGAAGATGATGCTATACATAGATTCAATAAATCAATTTCACTAAACCGGGAGATAAAAACGATTACCGTTATTGGTGTAATTGTTTCCATTATTGGTGTCATCATATCAATGCTTAAGTAATGATGATACCTGTACAATAAGCGCTGATATTTGGAGCAATAAAACTATTTTTTGCATAAATAACAGTCGCTTTAGCTTTTCTATTTCCACACTTATCACTCCTTTCTTATTTCGCATTTATGCGATTTTTTAATTAAAAAAAATAGAATTTACTTGCTCGTAATCCAAACTTAAAGTTTTTGCAATAGCGTCCACTTCTCCAATCGTAAAATCGTTCCCACAAGTTAATCTACGGAACATAGTAGCTTTACTCATTCCTATTTTCTCGGCCAACGTTTCTACGGTCATCCTGTGTTCCACAATAGAACCTTTCAATTTATCAATGTTTACCAAAATAATCACCTCCTCTTATTATCGCATTTATGCGACCTCTTAATTACTATTATATTCATTCTTGAAGTAATGTCAATACCTTTTTTCGCGTTTTTGAGATTTTTTTTTGCAAATCTAAAACGGATGATTGCAATATTGCGATTTTTGGTATATTATATGAATCATGAAAGGAGGTACAAAATGAGTATTATTGGAAACAGGATAAAAAAACGCCGTAAAGAATTAAATTTATCAGCAGACGAATTAGGTCATAAAATTGGAAAAGACCGTGCCACAATATATAGGTATGAAAATAATGATATTGCAAAATTACCTTCGACTATTCTTGAGCCCTTAGCAAGTGCATTAGATACAACCCCTGCATTTTTAATGGGATGGGATAATTCTACTCCCGATACTCAATCAACATCTGGTAATACTTCTCCCGCTAAAGGGATCCGCATTCCCGTTCTTGGCAGAGTGGCTGCAGGCATTCCGATAGAGGCTATTACGGATATTGAAGATTGGGAAGAAATCCCGCAAAGCATGGCCAAAACAGGTGAATATTTCGCGTTAAAGATAGCAGGGAAATCCATGGAACCCCGCATGATGGACGGTGACGTGGTCATTGTTCGGCGTCAATCGGATGTAGACAGCGGAGACATAGCTGTCGTCTTGGTCAACGGTAACGACGCCACAGTAAAGCAGATCAGTAAATCAGATGCCGGACTGACATTAATAGGCTGGAATCCGTCCGTTTACACACCAAGAACATACAATAAAAAAGAATGTAAAAAACTTCCGGTGACTATTCTTGGGAAAGTCGTTGAAATCAGAGGGAAATTGTAATTTTTATTAAGAAGTGAAAAGGAGTACATCTATGGAAAGCTTTACATCTATTAGTGAAAACCTTTTTGAGTCCATAAAACATATTAATGAATATAATCAGGAATATTGGTCAGCACGAGAACTGATGCCTGTCTTGGAATATAAACAATGGCGCCAATTTTCTGATACGATAGAACGTGCTAAAAAAGCCTGTGAAATAAGTGGGAATAGTCCTTCAGAACATTTTGCGAACGACCGCAAAACATCTCCCATGCCTAACGGCGGCGTAAAATATATTGATAATTACAAGCTGTCACGATATGCCTGTTATTTAATTGCAATGAATGGAGATCCGCGAAAAGAAGCCATTGCACTTGCCCAGACTTATTTTGCGATTAAAACCCGTCAACAGGAAATTATAGATAATTATGATTTACTCACCGAGGATCAAAAGCGTTTAGCCATACGGAATGAATTAAAGGCCCATAATAAATCTTTGGCAGCGGCGGCACAACAGGCTGGTGTAAGGTCCGGGTTGGAATATGCAGTTTTCCAGAATTATGGATATATGGGGCTTTATGGGGGATTAAGCGCCCAAGATATTGCAAAAAAGAAAGGATTAAAAAAAGGACAGGCAATCCTTGACCATATGGAAAGTACCGAATTGGCGGCAAATCTATTCCGGGCAACACAGACAGATGATAAATTACGAAGAGAACATATAAAGGGAAAAGATGCCGCTAATCGCACCCATTACCAAGTAGGACAAAAGGTTCGCAAGACGATTAAGGAATTGGGCGGTACAATGCCGGAAGATTTGCCGACTCCTGAAAAAAGCATCAAACAGATTGAAGGAGAACAAAAGAAACAACTGATAGCAGAATCAGAAAAGGAAAATTGTAAAAATCCATTAGAGTAATCTTCAGATATAGTTGTAATTCCCTATTATCTCTCGCTAAGGTATAATGAAACTAGAACAAAAAACGGGTTTCCGTTTTGCGGGGATGGTTTCATCATAGATACCGTCCCTATTTTTTATTCAATTACAAAATCCCGCCGCCATACTCGCAATATAACGACGGTTATCTGAAGCCGTACCTTTGTAAAAGGAGTATAAATTATGGATTTCAAAGACCCTCAAAATAAAAAGCAGCTACAGAAAAATATAACTGCACTTATGAAAGAGTATTCCGACAAGTTAATTGCCATGTCGGAAAGCAATGATTATAAAAAATCGGCTCTTCTTTATTACTGGCTGCAAGATTATAAAAATATGCTGAATAGGGAAAACAATTTTTCCCCAAAGTTTATGAAGAAATATTCTTGTGGTGATATCATAAACGTAAACTTCGGATTCCGTCCCGGCGCAGAAGAAGGGGGACTTCACTATGCGGTCGTTTTAGATAATAACCCACGTTCTTCCGGCGTTGTCACTGTAATTCCCTTACGCTCAAAGAAGAATAAGGACGCCATATTAAGACCCTTTGAGGTCGATTTAGGAGAAGTTCTATCTACTCGTATTGCCGCCAAAACGAGTACTCTTATAAAAGAGTATAAAATAATGGATAGTGAATATAAACTGCGGCAGAAAAACTATAATAAAGCTTGTAATGACTTATCAAATCAATTAAAACAATTAGAAGAAAATTATTCAAATGACGCAGACCGTGATTTAAAAATAATTCCTTTAGAAACTAAGCTTTCTATTTTATCCAAAGAAAACAAAATTTTGAACACCCAGATTGCAACATTAAAACTAAAGCAAGGCCAGCTCAATAAACACATCGCTGCATTTGAAAAAATGAGGAAAGGCAGTATAGCATTAATTTCACAGATAACAACAATCAGTAAAATGAGAATTATGGATCCGATAAAAGAAACAAGTGTCCTGACAGGAATATCACTTCCTAAACAAACCATGGAAAAAATTTACGATAAACTTATTCCCTTCATTTCTGGAAAAAACATCAGATAACCATATTAACATATTTGACAACAAGAAAAAATATATCTATAATGAAGATACTCAGGAGGATAAGACCTCCCTACAATTAGTACTGTGTGGCTTTTTCGCCACCTACACGCAAAACCCTCGTATCTTCATTGATGCGAGGTTTTTCGTTTATTCCCCAATATAAAATCCCGCCGCCATACGGACATATGACGACGGGAACCGGAACGATAAAGGGTATCCTTCCGGCAGTTGTAACAACCCTACCACAGGCTGGTTACGCATATATTATAGCACAATCAGCCCTGTTTCAGAAAAGGAGCTGATTTTATTATGGAATATTCATTTTCGACGCGTGAGAAAAACGGCAGTATTTGCCTTATTCTGTCATATAAGGTAAATAGCAAATGGAAGCAGAAAACCAAGCAGGGATTTAAAACCTTGCGGGAAGCCAAACAGTATCAAGATAAATTGTTAGCAGCTGCCAAAGAAGATGCCGTCACAAATTGCGATCCTGAATTATCTAATATCACTTTGCATGATTTTACAGAAAAAATCTTCCTTAGAGACCGTCGTCAAAGTATAGAGTATCGAACACGTCTCAGCTATACCAGCGCAGTTAAAACCTTTTCGACGCTAAAAGACAAGCCTCTCAAAGATATCACAATGACAGACGTAATGGATGGTTACAATCGCCTTTCTCGTTTGAAAGTAAGTACCCGCAATCTGCATCTGGGGAGACTTTCCACCATCTTTAAATACGCTGTCAGGCCATATCAAATTATTTTAGATAATCCGGTAAATAATATTACTCCGGAACGAGACAAAAGTGTAAAACGTATCAAAGCTTTTACAAAAGCAGAAATGCTGCAGCTTTTTGATTTTCTGTCCGATGATCCTCTAATCTATACGATGGTTGTCACTGCAGGAAATACAGGTATGCGTTATAGTGAGATAGCTGGACTGACATGGGACTGCATAGATCTTTTCAATCAGGCAATTACCATTAATAAGCAGTGGGGGATGCGAAAAGACGGCACAATAGGTTTTAAACCCGTAAAATCTATAAACAGCAATCGAACAATTCATCTTACGACATTTTTAACGAAAACGTTAAACACATGGAAATTGACCCAGCCGATAAGCCTTGACGGACGAGTATTCCCCGTATCTGAATCCGTACACTACAAAATAATTTACAAAATTCGCTTATTTAAGCATGGAATGAATATCCATAGCCTGAGACATACATTCGCAACGCTTATGTTATCCGAAACCGAAGACGTTAACTTGGTAGCGGCTCTCTTAGGCGATACCGTGACAACTGTAATAAAAACATATATACATTACACAGATGATATCCGCAAGAAAGCAGATCAGTATATAGACTGTCTCTTATACACATCTCCGAGCCCACGAGACATCTCAGG